CGCGACGGTGATGCTTCGTCGCGCCCGCGCTGCGAAGCGCGAGGCGCTCGGACTGAGGGAGGCAGCATGAGTCTGTGGAAGCGCACCCGCGCCCTGGAGGCGCAGGTCGAGAAGCTGCGCCAGGAGTCCGGGGAGCTGCGCAGCGACGCGGACCTCCTCCTCGCCAGCGTCAACCTCGCGCAGGGAGCGCTCGACGAGCAGCTCGCGAAGATCACCGCGCTGGAGAGCGACCGCGACGACCTGGCCGCGAAGCTCGGCGGGCAGATCGACGAGCTCGAGCGCCGCGTCGACCAGCTCGCCGCGGTACCGGTTCCCGCCATCGTCGACATCGCGCCGGCCGCGACGTTCGACGGCGAGCAGCACCACGACGAGCCCGACCAGGCACCCGAGCCCGCGGCCGAGGAGCCCGAGCTCACCGAGAAGCAGACCGCGCTGCTCGCAGCCGTCGACGAGCTCGGCGAAGCGTCCACCGGCGACATCGCCCGCCACGTCGGCCGCGCCGGTGAAGGCGATGCCGTCAGCATGGCGCTGCAGAAGCTCAAGAAGCTCGGCCTCGTCGCGCACAACGGCCGCCGCGCGAAGGGCGCCCGGTGGCTCGCGCTGCGCCTCGCGCCGCGCGCCCCCGAGCCCGCCGCCACGGCCACGGCGCAGCCCGTCCGCGCCGCGACACCGCCGGCGCCCGCCGCCGATCCGCGGCCCGACCTCACCGAGCTCGACGAACGGATCCTCCGGCTCGTCGCGCAGCACGGGCCCGTGACGCACCTCTACGTCGCCGACCAGGTCGTGAAGAACCGCCGCGAGACCGGCGCGCGGATGCGCGAGCTCGCGCGCAACGGCCTGCTCGTCGACCTCGACGGCGCGTTCGCAACACCGGACCTCGCCGACGCCGCATGACCGCCTTCGTCTGCAAGCACTGCGGCGCTCCCGACCTCTACGAAACCGGCGAGGTCACGGTCGACGCGAGCCGCTGCATCGAGATCGTCGAGCGCGACGGCAAGATCGTCGCGGTCCCCGACTCGCACCACGACATCGACGGCACCACGTCCGACTTCAACTCGGAGGGCTACGCCTGCGCGTCTTGCCAGGAACACGCCGGCCGCATCGAGGACATCGCAGTGCCCGAGTCGACCGACGATCTCCTCGCCGGCTGCTGCTGCGGGCATCCGAGCGGCAGCCACAGCGCGCCCAACGCGCGCACAGGACGGAGGCACTGCACCGAGACGGCGTGCGGATGCTGGGACTACGAGACGGACCCGGCCCTCGCGTCCGTCGTCCGTGAGCGGGTGCCTGCATGAGCGCGCAGCTCGCCCTGACCGCGCTCGATCGGCGCGTCCTCACGCAGCTCGAGCGCGGTCGCCCGGGCCGAGCGAGCGAAATCGCGGACATCATCACCCGGACCGGGGCCGCGCCCACCGAGCAGGAGATCGCCGAGGTTCGGCGCATCCTCCGCGGCGCCGAGCACCTCGGCCTCGTCCGGTGCAACCGTGGGGGATGGTGGCGCATCACCGAGGCGGGCCGCCGGGCGCTCGCGGAGCGGGTCGGGCGCCACCGCAAGGCGACGTGGAATCTGCGCGCCGAGCGCGACACCGGCGTCAACCCGGCCACCGACCGATGAGGAGACGAGGCCCGCGATGACTCCTGACCCCTTCCCGAGCGAGCCACGAAACGAGGAGACGCGCAATGCATGACACGCCCCCGGAGATCGAGCGTCTGCGCGCAGCCGCTCACCGCCGACCCGATGACCTCGTGCCGGTTGAGGAGGCCGAGGACGCCGTGTGGGACGTCATCACGCGGATGAACGAGGAACCAGCGCCACTGGATGACGCCATCCAGGCCGTCCGCGACACGGAGGCCAAGTATCAGGCGCTAGTGGATGCTGCCGGGGCTGCTCGCTTCTTCGCGGGCTGCTCTCGTCAGCCATGCCCAACGTGTGATCCCAGCGGCGAGGGAACGGAGATCGCGGGCGAGGTCTACGGCCGACTCGACGCGGCCCTCAACGCGCTGGGCACCGACCGGATCGCGGACTAGAATGGGTGCCACTACATACATCGACCCGGCGGTGCGCAAACACCCCGGGTCACGGCACCGGAGGATGATTCCGATGCAGGGCAAGCGTACACGCCCGACCGCCGAGGAGCGGTTCTGGCCGAAGGTCCGGATGACGCACACCTGCTGGATCTGGACGGCCGGCCTGCGCAACGGCTACGGCCACATGGCGCTCGGCCGCCGCGAGGACGGCACCGACTACGCGCACCGCATCGCCTACCGGCTCATGGTCGGCCCGATCCCCGACGGGCTCCAGCTCGACCATCTGTGCCGTGACACGCGGTGTGTGAATCCCGCGCACCTGGAGCCGGTTACGCAGCAGGAGAACCTGCTGCGCGGTGAGACGATCGCGGCTCGCAACGCGCGGGTGACGCACTGCCCGCGCGGTCATGAGTACACCGCTGCGAACACGTACGAGCACGCCGGGACGCGGCATTGCCGCGCGTGCTGGGCCGATCGCCGGAGCGGCCGGTGACTCGTTACCGCACGATCGTCGCCGACCCACCGTGGCAGTTCCGCTCCGCCGCCACGAAGGCAGACGCGCGGAAGCACTACGGGACGATGCCGACAGCAGACATTTGCGCCATTGCTCCTGATGCTGCCGAGGACGCGCACCTGTGGCTATGGGCGGTCAACGGAATGATGGAGGACGGCTACCGCGTCGTGCGCGCCTGGGGCTTTGAGCCGATCACGCTGCTGACGTGGTGCAAGAAGCAGCCGGGCGTCGGCTACTACCTCCGCAACAACACCGAGCACTGCATCTTCGCCACCCGCGGGAAGCCGATGGTGCCGGAGGCGAAGCCGTTAGCGACGTGGTTCGTCTGGCCGCGGGCCGAGCACTCGCGCAAGCCTGACGCTTTCTACGACCTCGTCGAGCAGGTCAGCCCCGGTCCGTACGTGGAGCTGTTCGCTCGCCGCGCCCGCTTCGGCTGGGACTACTGGGGCAACCAGAGTCTCGGGACCGCGCAGATGCCGGAGGCTGCCGCGTGAGCGAGCGCCCCACACCCCCGCGCCTCGCGCTCACCCAACAGGAAGCCGCCGCCGCCCTCGGCGTGTCGGTCGAGACGTTCGTCGAGCACATCCGCCCAACCCTCCCGAGCGTCCCCGCCGGCAGCCGGCGCCTCTACCGCGTCACCGCGCTCGAGGAGTGGCTCCAGGCGCAGGAGATCCAGGGCGGCCGGAGGACAGCCGCATGACGGCGTTCCGCATCTACGCGGCCGACGAGCTCGGCGCCGATGGCTACCCGCTCGCCTGGCACCGCGGCGTCAAGCACCTCGTGCGCGAGCAGGCCGGCCACCGCTGCGTTCGATGCGGACACCCGTACGTCGCTGGTGCGGGGGAGTGGTCCCCCTGCGACGAGCGCTGCAGCCACCGCGGCCCCGCGCGCCTCAGCTACCGCGCCGACGACGGCAGCGATGTCGAGAACCTCGAGCACGAGCTCGCGACTGAGGCCGGTGTTGTCGTCGGCTACGGCAAGGCCGTGGAAGCGCGCTGGCGCATCCTGACCGTGCACCACCTGAACGGCGTCAAGGCCGACCTGCGGTGGTGGAACCTCGCCGCGCTCTGCCAGCGCTGCCACCTCACCATCCAGGGCCGCGTGGTCATGGAGCGCGTCTGGCCGTGGCCGCACATGGCCGGTCCGTTCGGTAGCGAGCAGCAGGCGCGTGATCACGTCGCGCAGCTAGGGCCAGAAAACGCGACCGTAAGGAGATGTCGTGCCTGACTTCCCGAGCGAGCTTGTCGAGGCGGCAGCGGTCGTGTGCTACTCGCTCGCCCCCGAACACGACACGTCCACATACCCGCACGGCTATGTGCCCTACGACGAGGCGAGGCCGAGCAGCCGCGAGAACGCGCGGGCCGATGCGCTGGAAGTCCTGACCGCTCTCTATCCCCTCATCGAGCAGCGCGTGATCGACAGGCTCGCGAGGGAAGCGGGGGAGCCGCCCTACGAGGAGTGGAACCCGACGCGCGCCGTGTGGCTAGAGGCTGTCGCCTGCGGTGTGGCCGCCGAGCGGGCACGGTGTCCGTTGTGCAACCACGAGTGGCGTCGCCACGATCCCGAGGACGGCAGGTGTGACTGCCACTCCGAGACGATCATCGGCCCATGCCAGTGCGGGCGCGACCTCGCGTGGATGCAAGGGCGGATCGCGGCCATGTCCTGTGCCGCTCTCGCGCCGGAGCGAACCGGGGAGTCCGTGACCGACGCTCAGCCCGTGACCGACGGGAGCGGCTCGTGATCCACGCGAGGTTGACGCACGAGGAGCTGCGCCTCCTGCGGCGGAAGGGCATCCGGCAGGTCGTCGTCGAGAAGACCGCCGGCGCGCACCGCCCCGAACCCGGGCACGCCGTCATGGCATACGCGCCGGTCGAGCGCGACACGGACGGCCAGGTCGTGAAGAAGCGCGAGCGCGTCCGCTGCGTGATCGTCCTCGTGACCGACGAGCCGGGCCGGTGGGTCTGCGAGTACCTGCCCGGTGTCACCGAGAAGCCGCGGTTCCTGACCGCCAGGCCGGGGAAGCGCGGCGACTACACGACCGAGGAGCGCTACGCGATGGCGGACGAGCCCGAGTGCGTGCCCGAGCAGTGGGAAGCCAAGTTCGCCGAGGACGCGCGGTCCGCCGAGCAGATCCGCGACGACTGGGCGCGCCGCCAGGCCATCGCCGAGGTCGAGCAGGCCATCGACCGCCTCGAAGCGGTGGGCCTGGAGTCTGACCGCGGACGCGTCCAGGCGATGCGCTCCGCCGTCCGCCGACTACGGAACGCCGCGTGACCGGATCCTGTCCGCGGCTGGCAGTATCGTGCCATCTTGGCTTTCGCAGTTCGGTCGCTGTGTCTACGCCCCGCTGCCCCTGAGCACAGCTTTGGCGATCCCGCATAGATATACGCCGGCCGCGACGGGGCTCGCCGCGAAACGCAAGGGCGCCGAGCTTCACGCTCACGCTGAGACGTTCGAGCACTGGCGCGAGCACCAGCCCCGCCCGTCGTTCGTCTACCTGATCTCCGAATGGGATCGGGACACCGAGGAGCCAACGGGGTTCGCGAAGATCGGCTACGCAGCCGACCCGATCGCAAGGCTCAACGCCCTGCGCACCGGCAACCCGCGGCACCTCCAGCTCAACGGCCTGTTCTTCGGCGGCCAGGACGCCGAGCGCGCCATGCATCGCCGCTGGCGCCACACGCGCGTCGCCGGGGAGTGGTTCAACAACTTCGAGCTGCTGCACCTCGTGTTCGCTGAGATCGACCGCAGGCAGCGCGAGATGACAGCGCCGCTCCGGTGCGATCTCGACGGCGTGGTGGACGACGTGAACCGCTACGACCTCGCGACCGGCCAGCCGATCATCGAGAACTTCTGCACCGGCAAGATGACGTGCGACTGCAACCTCTGCACGGGCGAGCGTGAGCACCGCGTCAAGCGCGGGATCCGCCCGCGCCAGCCGATGCCGCGAAGGAGGGCCGCATGACCGATCACTGCGGCGCGAAGACGAAGGCCGGAGGGAACTGCCAGCGCCCCGCCGGCTGGGGCACCACCCACCCCGGCGCAGGCAACTGCAAACTCCACGGCGGCGCCAGCCCGAACGGCGAGCTGCACGGCAACCTCGAGCTCGCGAAGCGCGAAGCCGCCGTCATGGGGCAGCCGCTCCCCGTCGACCCCGGCGACGCGCTGCTGCAGTGCATCCAGATCGCCGCCGGCGAGGTGCAGTACGCGAGCCTGCGGATCGCCGAGCTGGACGACGACCAGGCGGTCGTGGAGCAGCGCCAGGTGAAGACCCGGCCGCTGAGTCTCGGGAAGGACGGCGAGGACCCGGAGGCGATCGTCGAGGAAGTCACCACGAGCACGACGGCTGAGCTGCACGTCTGGATCCGCGTCCGCCAACAGGCGATGGACCGCCTCGTCAACTACTCGTCGGTCGCGATCAAGGCCGGGCTCGAGGAGCGGCGCGTGAAGATCGCCGAGCAGACCGGCCAGCTCATCGCCTCGGCGGTGCGCGGCATCCTGGAGGAGCTCGGCGTCGCCAACCTTCCGCAGACGCCGGGCGTCGTGCGCCGGCACCTGACGCTCGTCGCCGGAGGCGCCGATGCCTCTCGCGCCGCCTGACCCGCTGCTCCTCGCGGCCGATCTTCTCGACCCGCCGCCGCGCGAGCTCGTCCCCGCCGCGTACGTCCCGCACGCACCGCACCCGCCGCAACGCTCGTTCCTCGAGCTGGACTGCATGGAGGCGCTGTACGGCGGCGCCGCCGGCGGCGGCAAGAGCGACGCGCTGCTCATGGCGGCGCTCCGGTACGTGGACGTGCCGGGGTACGCGGCGCTGATCCTGCGCAAGACGTACACGGACCTCGCCTTGCCCGGGGCGATCATGGACCGCGCGAAGACGTGGCTGGCCGGCACCGACGCTCGCTGGAACGACACCGAGAAGCGGTTCACGTTCCCGACCGGCGCCTCGCTCACGTTCGGGTACCTCCAGTCGGCGAACGACAAGTACCGCTACCAGTCCGCGGAGTTCCAGTTCGTCGCGTTCGACGAGCTCACGCAGTTCGAGAAGGCCGACTACCTCTACCTGTTCAGCCGCTGCCGCAAGCCCTCCGAGGGCCCGCTCGCCGACGTGCCGCTCCGCGTCCGCGGCGCGAGCAACCCGGGCGGCCGCGGCCACCGCTGGACCCGCAGCCGCTTCATCCTTCGCGAGCCCGACCCCGAGGACCCCGAGGACACGCCGGAGGCCGCCGCCGAGCGCGTGTTCATCCCCGCCAAGCTCGACGACAACCCGTCCGTCGACCGCGGCTCCTACATGCGGCAGCTCGCCGCCCTGGACCCGCAGACCCGCGCGCAGCTCCTCGACGGCGACTGGAACGCCCGCCCCCCCGGGGACTGGGTGTTCCCCGAGGGCCTCGACAGCGTCTTTGCCCTGGGCGCGCGCCTGGCGGCCGAGCTCGCGTCCGGCCGGATCGCACCACCGGTCGGCCCGGAGATCCTGCTCACCGCCGACTGGGGCGTCAACGCCCACATCCTCCTGCTCTGGCCACTGGAGGGCGGGGGGTTCTTCGTCCCGTACGAGGTCGTCTACCACGGCGACAGCGTGTGGGAAGCCGCCCCGAAGGTCGCCGCACTCACGCGGCACCTCGGCTACCCCGTCCGCGAGGAACGCTTCGACGCCTCGATGCCCGGCCTGAACGCCGCGTTCCTCCGCGAGCTCAGGCCGCTCATGCCCGGTCGGCTGAAGCACCTCGCGATCCCGTTCGGGAAGTTCAAGGAGGTCGGCGTCGACTACCTGCGCCTCCTCGTCGCCCGCACGCACGCCCACATGCAGAACCCCGACAGCACGCCCCCGGCGCCGCTGCTCGCCGTCAGCGAGGAAGGCGCGCCGGTGCTCGCCGAGCAGATGCGCGGGATGCAGTACCAGGACGCGGACGCCGGGAAGGTCGCGAAGGGCGACGACCACGGCTTCGACGCGCTCGTCGCCGGAGTCGCCCCCGAGGCCGCCCGGCGCCGCAAGGCGCAGACCGGAGGCGCATCTTCGTGACCGATCACATCGACAACCTCATCGCCGAGCTCGACGCCGCTCCGGCGTGGCCGCTGCCGCGGGAGAAGCGCGCCCGGCACGCCGCCTACGCGGGCCGCGCGATCCGCAAGGGCGACGTCGACACCCTCCGCCACATGCAGGCCTGGCCGGCGGACCGGCAGCTCGTCGTCGACCCGCTCGGCAAGCGCATCGCCCACGGGTTCGCCGACTTCCTGTTCGCCGACCCCGTCAGCCTCGAGGTCGAGGACCAGGCGGCGCAGGAGCAGCTCGACCTGTTCCGCACCGAGAACGACCTCGACCACAAGCTGCACCGCATGGAGCGCGTGATCGTCTCCGAGGGCGAGGCGTGGTGGAAGCTGCACACCGACCCGTCGATCGCGCAGACCCCGATCTTCACCTGGAACAGCCGCCGCGACGTCGTCCCGCTGTTCTACGGCGACATCGTCCTCGCGTGCGCGTTCGTCACCGAGAAGCGCCGCACCGTCGAACCCGACGACGCCCCGACCCCCGGCGAGCAGGTCTGGCGGCACTTCGAGCTGCACACGACCGGCCGCGTCGTGAACGTCCTCTACCGCGGCGGCAGCGAGACGCTCGGCGTCCGCGTCGACCTCGGGTCGATCCCCGAGACAGCGATGCTCGCCGAGGAGTGGAAGCACGGCCTGCCGATGCTCGCCGGCCGCCTCGTGAACGACCTCGACGACGACGACACGCTCGGCGAGAGCGAGTACCAGGCCGTCGAGTCGCTTCTGTTCGCGCTGAACGAGGCCGCGACGATCGCCGTCGAGAACGCGCGCCTCACCGGCCAGGACCGCGTGTTCGTCGCCGGCCGCCTCCGCCAGGCCGACGGGTCGTTCGACGCGAGCCTGCAGGTCTTCGAGGCCGAGACGGACGGCGCGACGCTCGGCGAAGGCGGCGGCAGCCCGCCCGTGGTCGCGGTCGAGAAGCATTACGACGCCGACCCGCTCTGGACGCACATCCGCGAGCTCGTGAAGACGATCCTGTCCCGCGTCGGGATGGTCGTCCAGATCGTCGACTCCAGCGAGGACGGCAAGGCCGAGTCCGGCACCGCCATCCGCCTGCGGTTCCTGCCCACGAGCCTTGCGGCGAAGGGGAAGCGCAAGGAGCACGAGAAGCACCTCCCGCAGATCGCGGCCCGGGCGCTCATGGTCGTGGCCAAGCCGACGAGCGAGGGCGGGTTCGGCCTCACCGCGCTCGACACGACGCCGCCGGCCGTCGAGTTCGGCGATCCGATCCCGCGCGACGAGAGCGCCGAGGTGCAGGACCGCGCGCTCGCCGTCACCTCCGGGATCATGAGCCGCCGCCAGGCGATCACCGAGGCGCATCCGGACTGGACGACGGCGCAGGTCGACGACGAGCTCGCCGAGATCCACGCCGACGAGGGCCAGCCGGTCGACCCGCCACCCGCTCCGCACGAGCCGCCCGACCCCGTCGATCCGCCGCCGGTGCCCGCATGAGCGCCCCCGTGCTGCTCGACGCCGGGTTCCGCGGCCTGGACATCCAGGCGCTGCGGAACGCGTCGGAGCGGCGCCGCATGCAGGTCGTGGCCGGTCTGCGTGACCGCGGCGAGGAGGTGCTCGCGATGCGCGACCAGCTCGTCGCCGACGTCGAGCGCGACCGCGTCCCGAAGATCGCCCGGAGCACCACGTCGCCGTGGCTCGCGATCGCCGGTGCCACCGGCGAGGTGCACTGGCACCGCCGTGTGACGACGCTCGATGTGCCGCCGGTGCTGGACGTGATGGTCGAGGTGA